CAAGCAAGATTAATAGATTCCCGTCTCAATACTTTTGTTTTTACCTAAAACAGAAAGTTCTGTAGTACAATTATATCTAATAGTTAGTGATCAGCAATCAGTAATGAATACCCTAAAAGAAATCAAACGGGTTACTCCCGTAGTTATTAAAGATTCAGCAGAAGGAAGTGATACTCCTTCTCAAGAAGAAATCTACACTCTGACTCGAAAAGCCACTTTTCGAGGTGATTTAAAGTCTTCTGAGGGTGGTGTACCAGTTAAAAATTCCGACCCTGATCCCACTCCCGCCCCAGTCTTTGATCCCAAAATGATTCAAGAGATTGTACAAAACACCGTAGCAGAAACCGTAGCTTCGGTAAAACAAGCGATGGAATTGGAAAAACAATCGGCACTAGAATCCCAAAAGCAACAGTTTGAAACTACGAAAGCTACCCTAGAAGCTTCTCTCAATTCTGCCACGGAAGCTATCCAAGAATCCCACAAAAAAATCGCTCAACTAGAAACTAAAGTCACTGAGTCGGAAAAAACGATTAATAACTTTGCTGACTTAGGAAAGCTTTACGGTTCTCAAACACCCGAAAAAATGCAGTTGCCTAACTTCAATAAAACCGTCGCTCATGATGCTGATAAAATTACAGGTGCGCTTGACGAAACCTTTGATTTGATTGAAGACATTCAGAAAAATTCTGGTGTAATCTATTCGGCTCCTGTAATGGGCGGTAATCAGACAGTAAACCTGTACGATAAAGTACGATTAGATCGCCATGTTAAAAATAACCGGCAACAGATTGTCAACTCTTTAGATGATTGGGGTCGCAAACAAGGCTGGTTCAGAGGGACTCGTTCGGCTCCTGTAATGGGCGGTCAAGTTTCAAAAAATGCCCCAACGACTGCGGCGGATTTGCCTCCGTTTTTTCTTGACACTTTGTCAGCAATTCTCCGTACAACTCAAATCCCTGGGTTTGCCTTTTGGCAGATTCCTAATTACGCATTAGACTTTACGGCTCGTAATGGAACTGTTATCCGAATTCCTCGATTAAATTACCTAACAAGTTCCCCGTCGGTAAGCGATTATCAACTATCAGGAAAGGGTGAGTATGCTGATCTGACTTCTGAATCAGATAATAATAGTGCGTCTAGCGTATCGGCAGAAATCTTTGAATATGGGCGCGGTAAAGTAGGTGCTACTACTGCAATCCGACCTGTTTCTATCCCAACTTTCACTGAATATTTTAGTGCGATGGGAATGATTGATTGGATGCAGAATACGCTGTATTACGACTATGCAAGTTTTGATAATACCATGATCAAAACGATGCTTGATAGTACGTCACTGCATTTGTATAACAAAAAAGGCAGTCTTGTTACTTCTCCTACTGGATTATCAGCAACAGGAGATGATGGAACTTTTACCAAAGGATTCTTGCGGCGATTATATCAATACGCCCACGATAACAAGTTCCAGATGTATCCCGACCAGACGTATTTGCTATTCTTAAATTCGACTCAAATTCTGCAATTAAAAGAGAGTTATAATGACGATTGGCAAGCAAATACGACTCGCGATCTTGACGCTTTACTAAATATTCTCAATCCATCCTATATTCCCCCTGGGGATACTGGAAGGGTTAACTCGTATTTAGGGTTGGTAGAAAAATTCCATATTTTTGAAACTGGGCAAAGCGTCGGTGTCGGAGCGGCTGGTCAACCCGGTGTTCAAAGTGAAACATTGGGCGGTTCTTTAGGTGCTAGAACTACCCGTACTGGTTATTTAATTGGAGCCGGTGCGTTAGGTGTTGGTGTAGGGATGCCGTTTCAAATCACTTTTGATAATGTCACTCAATTTGATCGTCGGATTCGCGCAACTTGGTTAGCGTGGCTCGGCTACAAAACTCTTGACGTTGATCCCGTAGGTACTGGGGAAGCCTCTCAGCAGTTACGAGTAGCTGAATTACGCACCCTAGATGTAGCGGTATAAACTTTATCTTTCTAACAATTATGGCAAGCAAAGAAACCCTCGAAGAAACTTTACCCACTGTGACAGGTGGAACTAAAAACCTTCCCCTGACAAATGGAACCAATGAAGTTACTTATAACAATCTGAAAGCGCTAGGTTATCCAGTCTGTAACCGGTGTAAAGGTCAACTCAGAACTGATCTCGATCATCGTCCATTTTGTCCAGTTAACGACACCAGTTGTCCTCTATTGAGCAAAATTTCCTAATGATTTTTAGCATCGATGACCTCTCTATTTTCGCACCATCAGTATCTTTACCAGAAGATGCCGTCACTGGTGCGATTTACTTTGTCCAGTCAATTATCGAAGGCGATAGAGGAGCGGATCGACCTTTAGAAATTACCCGCCATAGAGAAAAACTAAAAGTTAATCTAAAATTCCAAAATTTTAGATTAACTTATGTCAGCATAAATACTCCAATTATCAGCAATCCTGCTCCGATAATTAAAGCTAGATTAGGCAATATTACCGATGGATTTAATCGGGCTATCGCTCCTGATAGTTGGCAAGTTTTAGGTTCTAACGACTACATAATCGATATAGACGGGCAAATTCACCTATCTACTGCGATTGGTAGATCGTGGGGGTATGGCGGCTATCACGGCTATAGTCGTGAACCATATCCTGAGTTTTCCGAGGCTGATGTGGAGTACTCCAGTGGCATTGATTTCTCTCAAGATACCCGACAAACAAAAGAGATAAAAGCAGCTTTTGGCCGTATTTTAGATTGGGTATGTAATACTGGTTCTTTTAGAGGTGTTTCGTCAGTTGAATTACCTTTTGAAGAGGCAAAAATCAATTATGGGACTGGTCAACTTGGTACAATTCCTGATGATTTGCTAATGATATTTAAAAAGTATCGCCCAATAAGATTATGAAAGCAATTTTTATCTGTCCACTTCCGCCGACTCTTAATGAACAAATAAGATACGCTCGTGCAAATAAATTTAAAAGCGCAACTACTAAAAAAGAATGGGACTTTGATATACAAAAACTTATTATAGAACAAAAAATTCCACGTTTTCCTGACAAAGTATGGATGCTTTACGAATGGCGAATTAAAAACTTTGGACGTGACCCTGATAATGTTTGTGGCAGCGCAAAATATGTTAATGACGCACTGAAAAAGACAGGAGTTATTGTTGACGATAATTTAAAATATATCTATGGATACGATTCAATATTCACAAAATGGACGAAAGACGAATTAAAGTTAACAATTAGTGATAAACCAATTCTAAACAAAATTTTTATAGAGGATGATAATAGCAATGTTATATCTTAAATTAGACCCGTCTATTGTCTGTGTTTTGATTGTTTTCGCCTGCTTGATTCATTCTTTCTTTACTCCTGAAACTACTGACACCTACGGCAATGTTATCGTAGCAATTGTTTCAGGATACCTCGGCTACTTAAAGGGTTCCGACACTTAACTACCCTGATCAAATCTTGCATAAAGTTTAATTCTCCGTCCTAGTTTTGCGGCAATTCCTAGCTGCTGGCTTGTCGGAGACTCAAACACATTTAACTGTCTGACAAGACCGATTCTGTTATTAATTGTTACTTGTAATTCCCCTGTAGCCTGAATTGGGAACGGGTAATCTTTAGGCTTTACCAATCTTCCCTCAAAATATTCACAATCGAGATAACTACCTTCTTCTACTTCTGCCACAGGCGGTTTTGACTGTTGCAACCAACAAGCAATTACTACAGACTCTATAGAAGATGCTCGCATAATAGGATTACCAACGGCATCGGTAGTCATGGTAGAGCCTGCAGCTACAGAAAAGGATAGAGAAGCATTAGCCTTAATTGTGGGATTTTCTAGAAACTTTCCCGCAACTCCAATAGCACTGTCGAACATTTGTATTGATATAAATTTTTCTAATTTTAGTGTATCAAAATTATCTTGACAATTCAAGTAAGAAGGCGTATAGTTGAGTTATGGTAAATTTGTAGAAACAAGATAAAATTATGTCAAAACAATTACTGATAGATTTAACATTTTTCATGTTAAATATTGCGATAGTAGTTCTATGGGTTTCTTGGCTTTTCTTAGAAAGAAGTTAACTTATAAAGCCAAATAGTTGTCTAAAGGAGGTACATCATGGACAAATCCAAGCTTCATAAAACCTCGTTATCTCTTGGAGTAAAAATGGGAACCACATTAAGTTATGTAGTTTTTTGTAACTACTGTGGTTTTGAAATTCAAGAATGTCCAGACATTAAAAGCATTGAACTGCTAAAAAATGTTATACAGGAAATTGTCGAGGTTAATCCGATAAAAAAGTACACGCAAGCAAACTGGAAAAATTGGATAAAAACCAGTCAATTAATTATTCCAAATTTTAATGGCGTATGGGAGGAATTAAAGAAAATTAGGCAAAACTATTTCAGAAAAACAATACAAGAAATGTGGCAAAAAATGAACGACTTTGACTACAGTCAATACGAATATGATATATACGAAAAACGATGGGACGAGAAAGCGTGGGATGAATTTCAGAAATCATGGGAAAAAGATTGCAGAGAAAGACAAAGAAAACTGGCTAGAGAGCTAGCCCACACTAACGACCTGTGGGAAGTTTTAGTAAAGACAAAGCAAAAAATCACCTACTCTCATTCCCTAACAGATAATTTAAGCGATCTTGATCCTTGGACAAGAAACTTAGTGGGAGTTGTTGATTTAGGCTCAGAAGACTCAAAAGAATCGTATATTGATTATTTAGTGGAGAAGTATCAGTGAAGCAAGTCTTATTCGATAGTGATGTATTGCTAGATGTTTTGGGTAAGCGTAAACCACGTTTTCGAGCAAAGAGCATCTGTACAAGCATTAAATACAGTTAAGACAGGTAAAACTCAAGCAGAAAAAGATATTAATTGATAATCGAAAAGAGCTAAAACATGAGTATCAAACAATTTCAAATAGAGTTTAGTGGGAAAAGCTCAGAACGTCTCGAAGAAATATCTCAGCAGTTGAATTTATCGGGGCTGAAATTATTCGCAAAGGATTAAAGTTTATGGCTTTATACGCTAAATCTCAGGTAAAAAAAGATACTCGGTTAATACTCGAAAAAAATGGCGATCAAAAAGAGATAATCATCTAAAAGAGGTGTTATGGTATGGATGCGAATCTAATAAAAAACCTTAAAAAAGACTTAATAGAATTAAGAAGTCAAATTTGGGATAAAATGTCGGATGCTCAAAAAGAACAATATTATCAAGATGAAGCTAACAATGCTATCAGCCTTGAAAACATTATTTCTTTTGTACATGAATACTCTGATAGAATAAAAAAAGAAATTGATAATCCTAATTTTCAGAATTTATTTGACAGAAGATTAGAGATGAAAATCACTTGTTTTGACAATTTTTGGGAGGAATTAGACAATGGAAGATAAATTCACGCTAGAAGATTACATCTATGTTCCCATTGAACCAGAAATGGCAAGAAAGCTACTCAAACATCACGGAAAAGACTGGGAACCCTTTGACGAATTTAACGGTTTTTATCATTGTCTAAAACAAACATTGGAAGACTTTGATAATAGATTTGAGCCTCAAAAAGAAGAGTCTGAATTTTAACTTAGGAGTAATCATGTCTCAACCTATCGAACTTTCTTTAGAACAGCAGTTCAATATTCGTTCTTTTCAGATTCAGGTAGAACAAATGAGCCAAGAGCAAGCGCAGGATTTCCTGATCAAGCTTTACGAACAAATGATGGTCAGAGAAAATATGTACAAAGCTTTTCTTAAACATCAATGGGGATTAAGTGATAATCCGTGGCAAAAAACAAAGTAATACTACAGTGCCAGTTGTCGGTTATCGGATCAATGTACACTAACCCAAAAAACCAATGAGAACCATCTGGAAGTACCCTATAGATACAACTCCTTGTTGCGAGATTGAAATGCCTTTAAACGCAAAGATATTATGCGTTCAGTTGCAGAATAATATTCCTACACTTTGGGCATTACTAGAAACAGAAGAACCTAAGAGGATTTTTGATATTTTGACTTACTATACTGGTAGCTATTGGATAGATAAAAAAGGACAATACATTGGAACTTATCAACTAGCTGGATTGGTATATCATGTATTTGTTAGACCTCATCCTGTATCTCCTCGGCTAAACCTTTCGTATATTTGTTAAAGTTTCTGATCGCATCCCTAATATTTGCCTTTCGTAAAAAATTCTCAAATAAAGAGGGACTTATAACTATCGCAGAAATTGACAAAAGAATATTGATTCTTTTTCAAAAAGTAAGAGAATTGCTTGCCAATGAAAAAGAATCAATCAAAAAAACATTAGCAGAAATAAAATCTTTTGAACAAAGTAGAGGTAAAATCAATTATGACTCTTGAAGAAATCAACGCAAAACTGGACTTGCTTCTAGAAGAAATAGAAAACTGGAAACCTAAATCTGATTTATTTCCGAAAGAAATAGAAACTTGGAAGCAACCCAATATTAAAGAAAAGGGAAAAGCCAATGTTTAATGCAATCTACAAGCCCAATCAGTTGATTTTAGGCAGTGGCTATATTGCTATCTGTACAGGATGGACTCCTGCTAAGTCAGTAGCCGCAAAACTCGATCCCTCTGATTATGCTGTGATTGGCAATCTTTATAGTGCATCAAGGGGAATTAACTTTTTAGTTCGCAATTTGTTAGCCAATCCTCACGTTCGCGATCTTGTTGTAATGGATTCAACCCAAGAAGACAAAAATTCTGGTAGTGTTCAATGCTTGAAAGATTTCTTTGAGAATGGAGTTTATAAAGGGAAAAATGATGTAGGGAAAGAGTGTTGGGTAATTGATTCTTTAGTGAAAGGATATATTGATATAGATATTCCTTTAGAAGTTTTAAATCAATTACGGTCTTCTGTTACTTTAAGAGATAGTCTCACAACTTACGCAATTCTGATGTTGAGGCTATCAGTTTATGGTGCTAATAAACCGTGGGCAGAACCAATGGTTTTTCCCTACAATGAACCTACATCAGAGGTAAAACCTGGACCGCTCTATGGTCATCGGATCGAAGGTAAAACCATTGCTGAAACTTGGATAAAAATACTGCAAAGAATCAAAACTACTGGCACTATCAGACCTACTGGCTATGACGGTAAATGGCAAGAATTAATTGATTTAATGGCGATAGTTACCGATGAACCAGAAGACTTTTATTTTCCAGAACCTAATTACTTACCTTTAGATAAAAAATATCTAAAGAACTATATCCCACAAATACTTGATGATGCCAATTATCGGGAAGGAGTTAAATATACCTACGGTCAAAGATTACGCTCTTGGTTTGGTCAGGATCAGATTAAAGCAGTTATCACAAAATTAATCAAAGAAATCGACTCTGCCAGTGCCGTTATGTCCCTTTGGGATAGCGGGAGTGGAAACTATCAAATACTTGCCGAACATGATAGTTGGCGTGGACACGATCATAATACAATCGCGCGAGGAGAAAGAAAAGGGGGTGACTCAGATCATAATCACGGCGGTTCACCTTGCCTTAATCATACCTGGGTAAGAGTAGTAGATAATGAACTGTCTTTAACAGCTACCTTTAGAAGTAATGATATGTTTTCCGCTTGGCCGGCTAATGCAATGGGATTACGGGCTTTACAGCGTCATATCAGAGATGAAATTGCTAGTGAATCTGAGTACGATTTAACAATGGGTCCACTGATTACTATTAGTCAATCAGCCCATATTTACGATGACTGTTGGGAAACCGTAGAACAATTACTTGCTAATCAATACCAATCAATTATTAGTCAAGAGTTTCGAGGCTACAGTGACCCTGCTGGTAACTTCTTAGTAGAAACAGATGGCAATAATATCACAGTCAGCCAGCTAACTCCTAGTGGTGAATTTGTGGGAAAATGGGAAGGTAAGAATCCTTTGAAGCTAATCCGTCAAATAATTGCCGATTGTCCCAGTATTCAATCTTTTCATATCGGCTACCTAGCTAGAGAAATTGAACGGGCATCTCAACTAAAAACAAATTACACTCAGGATAAATAAATGCCAACACAAATCATCCCAAAAGGACAATCCTTTCCCGACGGCACTTATCTGTATAAATGCCCTTGCTATGTTAATCCTTGCAACCTGTGTTTTAACGGCAATGAGACTGCTATAATTAACTCTTTAAAGACAGCAAAAGGACAACAATATTATGGCAACTTAAAAGCTTATTTGGCTATAAAAGGACAGATCATTATATCTACTGCAAAGTCAATAAAAGAAAAAAATAACGGCAAATTTACAATGATTAATATTACAGAATTAGCTGATACTCTAGGGTTTCCTAGAACACGAATTAAACCTTTAATAGAATATTTAGAAGAGTGTGGCTTTATAAAAGCTGGAACTTATGATAGACTGAGAATATCAATCAATTGGCAACCGACAAAGATGTAATTACTTCAAATTAAATTACATGGTAAACGAGAAAGAACCGAATGGAAAGGAGTGTTTAATTAAAATAAAATGGAATTAAAGGAATTAAGGCAATTTTGCTGTGATAGAATTGCTAACGGACATAAAACTATCACTCTAGAAACAGAATCAACTCGATTGCTAGTAAGTCACGGTCCTATCGGAGAACTCTGCTGTATTAATAAACGAGGCAAGCACGTTGTTTTGTATGATGCTTTAAAAGTTTTACAGTTTCTAGATAAGCTTGAAAATCAAGAAATAAAATCAAAAATTAGGAGTAAATAAATGACTAAAAAAGATTTCCCAACACTAGCAGTTCTAAGTATTACTAGCGGGCGATTACTGACACAACCAAAAGACGCAAGCGAAGGTAACGGCTTTGATCAGATATACGAAGTATTAGAATGGATGACTGACGATTTGCCAAATCGCACCTTTTGGGACGATTTGGCAGAAGATTGTAAGCAGTGGATTTATCAATGGCATCCTGAGATTATCGAGGCAGACAGATGGATAGAAAACAAATTGACAGAAAAATGCGAAGTTGAGGACGTGAAAGATTGCCAAGCCGCAATGCTTGCAAAATTTGGTGAGTGGATAGAAATATATGGAAATGCCTTTCCTTCTTGAATAAAAATATTGCTTACAAGCTCTTGACTCTACGATGAACAAACATCATGAATAGCCCATCTAAGAATATTCAGCATCTGATAAACGAGTGCAAGATTGTAGAAGAGAATTGCCTCTATACGTCCCAAGCTCATTTTGTCATGGCAGACAAAGCAGAATTTCAAGCGCGTTTATTTTTGATTGTACCTTCTTGCATTGCAGCAATTAGTGGCATTCTAACTGCTATCGGCTTTCCGGCTTGGATTGGCTCATTTTCTGCGGTATCTGGACTTGTTACAGGTTTAGCGTCTGCTTTTGGCGTAGATCGGAAGGCTGGTTTGCACAAACAGGCTGGTAATGTTTTAACAGCACTACAACATGAAGCTCGTGCCTTGCATGAGTCATATTGGCGTGAGATACCGCATGAACAATTTGTTGCTGAAGTTAGGCGTATTCATAATAGATATAACTCATTGATCCAAATTTTAGAAACAACTGATAATTCAGCGTTTGAAGAGGGAAGAAAAAAGATCGGCGATCACGTTACAGAAAATTCCACAAGGCTATCACAATTTTAAAAATCTGTAGGAGTAAATAAATGATTAACGTAATTCAAAGAAGTGGAGAAACTCGTCCTTTAGACATCACTAAAATTCGACGAGTAGTTGAATGGGCGTGTGAAGGGTTAGAAGTAAATTCCCTCGCTTTAGAATCAGGATTAACTTCTCGATTACGAGATGGCATTACTACGCGAGAAATTCAAGAAAATTTAATCAATGTTGCCACACAATTGTTTTGTGTAGAAGAAACCGATTGGAAGTATGTAGCCGGAAGACTTCACATCTGGGGATTATGGAAAGATACAAGGATTAAAAGAGAATTTGGCGGCTATTTATCTCGTACGGTTTTTAGAAGATTAGAAGGAACCGACTACGCTAAATATGTTCAGTGGCAAGTGGGTAGAGGTATTTATGATCCAAAAATCACAGAAATCTATGACGAAAACGATTTAAAGATTGCGGGGGAGTGGATATACCCAGAATACGATAAAGATTTTGACTACGCTGGTGCGATCATGCTGTCAGAAAGGTATTTACTTGATTGTGAATTACCTCAAGAGGCTTTCCTGACTTGCGCTTTATTGCTTGCGAGTGTAGAGGAAAACCCAGAGAATAGATTAAGAATTGCGTTTCAAATTTACTTAGCTATAGCTCAAAGAAAAATCTCTTTAGCTACTCCAATTTTAGGCAATCTAAGAACCCCTAATGGTTCTTTAAGTAGTTGCTTCATCGTAGCAATGGAAGACAATCTAGAGAGTATTTTTAGCGAGATTACTAATACTGCTCGCATCTCTAAGAATGGTGGCGGTGTTGGGGTAAATGTAAGTAGAATCCGTGCCACTGGTAGCTGGGTAATGGGGAAAGCTAACGCTTCTGGTGGGATTATACCCTGGATTAAATTACTCAACGATACAGCTATTGCAGTCAATCAAGGGGGAAGACGCGCCGGGGCTGTCACTGTTGGGGTTGATATTTGGCATCTAGACGTGCCAGAATTTCTGGAAATGCAGACAGAAAACGGTGATCAAAGACGTAAAGCTTATGATGTTTTCCCCCAATTAGTTATTCCCGACGAATTTATGCGTCGGGTAGTAGATAAATCTGAGTGGACATTAGTTGATCCTTATGAAATTCGGGCAAAACTAGGGATAGAATTAGCAGAATTATGGGGCGAAAAATTTGAAGATGCTTACAAATTAATTGAAGATAATCTAGGGACAGAAATTACTCTCTACAGAAAAGTTAACGCTAGGGAGTTATTTAAAGATGTTATGCGCTCTCAAGTCGAGACAGGTATGCCCTATCTTGCCTTTAAAGATACCATTAATCGGGCTAATCCTAATAAACACGACGGGTACATCCCTCAAGTTAATTTGTGCTGTGAAAGCTTTTCTAATGTCACACCGGGTAAAACAGCCCATTGCTGTAATTTAGTTAGTCTTAATCTTGCTAACATTGACACTCCTACTAATTTATCAGAAATGTGTCATCTTGCTGTCAGGATGCTTGACAATACTATCGACCTCACTTGTCCCCCAATTGGCGAGGCTAAAGAACATAATGATAAATATCGAACGATTGGAGTTGGGGTTATGGGATTAGCTGATTGGTTAGCTAAACGTAAATTATCGTATAAATCTTTTGTATTTATCAACAATTTGTTTGAAAATATTAGCTATTTTTGTACTCAAGCTTCAATAGAATTAGCTAAAGAACGCGGACATTATCAAGCCTTTTCTAGCAGTGAATGGGATCAAGGTAAATTATTAGGGACTAAACCATTAGATTGGTTTAAGTCAAATTTTTACCATAAATCTCACCATTTTTATAAATGGCAACGACTAGCTTCCGATGTACAACGCTACGGGATTAGAAACTCCCATATTACCGCTATAGCCCCCAATACCACATCATCTTTAATTCAGGGTTGTACTGCCAGTGTTTTACCTGTCTTTAAGCGGGTATTTACAGAAAAGAACTCAAAGGGTGCTATCCCTAATTGCCCTCCTTTTATTAAGAAATTTTTTTGGTATTATCAAGAGAATCAAAATCTTGATCAAAAGATTGTCGTTCAGGCAGTTGCTGAAATGCAAAAATGGATTGATACAGGGATTTCTATGGAATTACTATTTAACCTTAATCAGGGTGTTTATTTTCCTGACGAACCTAACCGCGTATTAACAGTTAAAGAAATTTACGAGACTCTAGTTTTAGCGTGGGAATCAGAATGTAAAGCAGTCTATTATGTACGGACTGTTCAAAAGGATAATTTTAAAGATAGCTGTTCTAGTTGTGCTAATTAACCATGAATATCATTTTTTTTGTTATTTTATCAATACTCGAAAAAATAAATAATCATTATGGCAATAATAATTATTAACTTTCTAGCAACTATTGTATTAAGTATATTTTTACTTTATACTGCTTTAATTTTTGCTGTTGTCTTGTGTAGAGTGTTTTTTAGATTTAAGACTAATTTAATCTACACAGTTAAACAATTCAAATACTATTTAACAGATGAATATAATCGGATTAGTTCTTGTAAATATTATAATCCTGAAACCCATAAAGACTTTAATCTAAAATGTAGCGTAAATCCTTCTATTTCTTGTGTACAATGTAAAAACTGGGAGCTAAAGTAAAGTAAAACTATGTCATTGATCAGTCTTAGCAATAAAATGCCCATTTCCCCGATCTTCAATCTGTCGGGAGATGATGCAATCGAAAACCGTTCGATCTGGTTTGGTAACACCACCAACTTGATGCAATTAAATGATGTTCGCTATACTTGGGCGGTAGGTTTATATCAACAAATGCGCGAAAATTTCTGGATTCCGCAAAAAATAGATATTACTCAAGATATAACTGACTATAACAATTTAACTCTTGACGAAAGACGTGCCTATGATGGTATTTTGTCTTACCTAACTTTTCTTGATTCTGTACAAACCTGTAACATTCCTCACTTAAAAGGTAGCGTCACTGCACCAGAAATTAGTCTTTGTATGGCAGAACAAATCTCTCAAGAGGCTATGCACAATCAAAGTTATCAATACTTGATTGAAACTATTATTCCCTCAAACAAAAGGGCTGAAATTTATGATTTATGGCGCACTGATAAAGTTCTTAAGGATCGCTGTGAATTTATTGCTAGTTCTTATCAACAATATATTGACAGCCCAACACAGAGTAATTATTTTGGTTCTCTGTGTTCTAATTATATTCTAGAAGGACTGTATTTCTATAATGGGTTCCAGTATTTTTATAATTTAGCTTCTAGACATCTAATGGCTGGAAGTGCCGATATTTTTAGGATGATTAATCGAGATGAATTGAGTCATGTTCGTTTGTATCAAAAATTAATTATAGAAGCATTGCATCTATTTCCAAAAGAGTCAATTAAAGAAGGTATAGCAAGTTCTTTCTTGGAGGCTGTTAATCAAGAAATTAATTGGTCCAACCATATTATCGGTAATCGAATACTGGGCATTACTGAAGAAAGTATAGATCACTATACCAAATACCTTGCCAATATTCGACTAAAAGCCATCGGCTTAAATCCAATTTTTACCGAGGACAAATACAAAAAATCTCCTTATTCTCATTTAGAAAAATTCTCTGATACTCAAGGGGAAGGTCATACCAAATCAAACTTTTTTGAAGCTACTGTTACCAGCTATGTTATGTCTTCTGGATTGAGTGGATGGGATGATATTTAAGCATCAGAGACAAGCGGCGCTCGATTTTTAAAAGGGTGGTTTGTTGGCACAAGAGACTGCAAATCACGTAGATGCTTCCAAGCAAAATAGCCTTTAATGGCATCAAGTGCGCTGTAGGCAATCCATCAATCTTTGAAATTTTTGGCATCCGATTACTGTTCTTGATTTCCTTGATGGTGAGGGATAGAGTCGGGAAATCAGTGGCAAAATGTGGCACGCAACCCTGTCAATCAATCTTGCAAAAGCCTAAATAATTTAGCCGTATTGATAAATTCCATTATTTTTTATTGCCGGATCCGACTGCTGATAAATTCCATTGATTTTAATGAAAGGTACTGCAAGTTGATAAGCTCCATTGACCTTAACGTAACTTTGGGTAAATTGAATTAAATCAATAATGGGAATTTGTCCAATTTCTATTGTTGCGGGATCAAATAAACGCCGTGAAGCCATACGATTACTCCCCAAAAAAAAGAGAACCTGAAACAGAATGAGCGCCTGTCCCTGGATATAAAAAAATAGACAAACAAGCGTTTGGGAAGGTTTTGCAAAGGCTTCCAATAAATCCCCCAGTACTTACAGCGTCAATCGGCTGACTGAATGACACCGACATCATAGCCAAAGGCTTAAATAATGCCACCCCAAAATTACCAGCCGTGCCAGTGCTGGCTGATAAAGTTACTGACCTCACTTCCCGCACACCAGTATCTCCAGGAGCAAGAGGTATCAAATGTATTCTACCCGCTGCTCGATCAGGTGTCGAGCCAGAGAAAGACATCGGAGGGCTAATTCGCTCCGATATCCCATTTTGATTGATATAATTAATCGAAGATGTAGAAATTGTTTGTCCTATAGTTGCCCAAGTAATTAAGCCAGCAAATACCCCTTCCCCATTTACATATCTTGTTAGGGGTGCTGATGGCAAATTTGTGGTTTGCTCTGTGGTCAAAATAGCATTTAGCCCGCCAGAAATATTAAGCAAATCTACCAGGATCAAAGTGTGTGTTCCTAGAGAATTAAATTCGCCTCCCAGCAACAACAACTCACTTGTGCCTAATAAATTATTATTTATCCCATGCAGGCTGGTATTATCTAGCGCAATACTTGAAGAAGGAATAGAAGCCGTAGTAGGAAAAAATCTGGAGATTAATATTAATTTAGCAGCCATTGTCTGCGTTGTTATATTAGCTTGAAAATTTTCTGCATTTTGCAAAGAGATTTGGCTAAGATAATCTTGATAATTATTAATAGGCATTTTTATTTCTCCACAAAAGCCAAGCATCCAAAAATTTCTGGGGCAGTTGCCACTCCCGCTCGAAACATATAAGAAAGACAAGCATTCGGGTGGATCGCCGGGATGCCTGGCAACCCTGTCGTGTAATCGCGCCAACCCATCACCCCTGCCGAAGTCACAGGCTGCCAAGATATCGGCATCGCAAGGATGATGCCAAAATTACCAGCCGTACCAGTGCTGGCTGATAAAGCAATTTTTTCGATTGCTCTGATTCCGGTATCCCCTAAAGCTAAAGGAATTCTTTGTGTGCGAGTCGCTTCTCGAAATCCAGTTCCTCCGATATTAATGGATGATACTCTTCCTGGTACACCTGCTTGATTGGTGTAGGTCATAGTCAAGTTGGCACTGGTTGTGCCAACTTGACTATAGATTTCGTAAAAAGCAATATTTCCAAGTCCATTCGTATTTCGCGTCAGAGCGGTAGAACCTTGAATCGGCTGATCCGTGGTTATTGCAGCGCTCAATCCTCCTATATGAAACAAGCGATCATACAGAAGATAAATTCCAGCAACAGTAGAGGTAATTCCAGCCTGAATTAAAAATTTTTCCTGCGAATTGCTAGGAGCAAGAAAAGGCATCGATCCAATCATCGATCGGACTGGAATTTCGGCAATTGTGGGAATAGCCCCACCACTCGGAAGGCCGTCGTATTGCCACAAAGAATGATCTCTCCCGGCGACTGGTACTGCGGCACTGGCTCCCCCGATTCGTGGAACTTTATGAAAAAAAAGATTATCGGGATTGCCATTGTTGCCCCCCGATTGCCTATTAATTAAATCTGATAATCCACTTAAAGCGGCCATAATTCTCTCGCAGATACAAACGCGTGAACTTCGACTATAAAAGTTGATAAATTCAAGAAATTAACTGGACTGGCTACGATTAGCCTTGAATCTGGTAAAAATTGAGGCAAAATCTCAACACCTTCATCTTTATACCATTTGCAATGCCAGTCGCCCGCATCGGATTGAAAAGTGTAAGATTCTACTGTTTCTATGATTTTCATAATTTTTATCGAAGGGATTAAGTTAGGTGGAAATTTGAAAATACAGGGATCCGTCCGGATATCCATCGCTATTATTAGGAGCCGCAGTTCCGTAGGTAATAATTGGAATGGTTGGTTTCCCGGAAATATTAGCCCAAGTCATGTAATTTGATACCCATCGGGATGTAGCAATGCTATCTAAGGTGTCAATTGGTCCGAGATACTCTTTCATGCACTAAGCTAATAATTTGGCTACAAAACCATTTACGGAGGGTACTGCTGTAGAAGCAAAAGTTAAACGAATTGAAGTATTACTTAATCGTTCCGTAAAAACTCCTACAGTATCCCTATTACCGCTATTGCGAATTACTTCTACGCTGGGATTAGTATCAGTCAAGGTGTGCGTGATCACAAACACCGTATTAGTGCCATCTCCAAAAGGATTAGTAGTTACTGATCGCCGCTTGCCAGACCAACTGGCAAGCAAGGAAGGTGTGACATATTTGGCTGTGTCTGTTCCCGCTTCTAGTTCGGCTAAAGTAGCTCGCTGTACTTTTCCCGACGTGGTTTCACTTGCGTCAGGAACTCCGGCCCCATGAACTTGCCAGATTATAGGAGAAGTTCCCAAAGTCACGGATTGAGTAATCTGCCTGTAAGTCACTCCGTCATCAGTATTTCCAGTACCAGAAGCTACGGTAACAATAGCGTTTCTCAGTTCGGCTCCTGTACTAGCGTCAGCAGTGCGGGTAGCCGGAACAGAAGCTCCGTTCCAATTGTATAACCCGTTCTCTGTATTATTAGTTTGATTTGCGGCAATAAAGCGAGAGTTGGCTAGAGTCATCGTGACCCCACCAATTACTGACCCAGGGGCATTTAAATTGATATTTGATGGGGCAGAAGCGAATACTGCATCTTTGTAGTCAAATCCTTCCAGGAGAGCATTTAAAGTGCCAAAATTGACCAAATCGCTAGGATTTTCTGGGGCAACAGAAGCCCGAATTTTTCCTTTAAATTCAGTGTCAGACCAAAATTCGATGAATGTCATGATTTTTACCTCGATAAAATTGCATAACCACTAAAGGGACTACTAAAAATAATTTGAGTAGTATTTAAAGAAAGGTTTTGTACAAAAGCTTCTATTTTTACTCCTCCTGAACTAAAAACTTGAGTTTGTGGCTCAAAGTTCAAGCTGTGAACGATTGTCCAGATTGCAGAAGGAGTAGCTTGGGTGTGCTTATAAAAAGCACTTCCTTCTCCCGGACTACCGGGAGAACCCCGAACATCAACAGCAGAGCTAATTGAAGAAACTAATCCAGATATTCCAATATACCCACCCGTTGCAGGGGGAGTGCCCGAACCTCCTATCCAATTAACTACCTGAAAAACCCGGCGATTACCATCAGTAACTAGGGACAAAACAGGCGACCATCCAGCACCTCCAAGAGTAGCTGAAACAATTACTTGCCTAGAACTTCCAGTTATTTCAATTGGCATCAAACTTCCCCCCTAACGACTACGGGAATTAAATCTAGTCCTAAAGGTTCAACAACGAGCCGATTAGCAATAGTTTTAGATGCCTCTAAGTCAGCTTGCCAGTAATCTCTTCCTGCTTTTGGTTGTGCAATTTCCTTAAAAGCAATAGGAGTAACTTCCATTCCATCCGTAACGTTGCTGTCAACGATTAGACGAAAATAAGTATAATCTTGATATTCAATTGGATTTTCTCCATCTTCATTAGAAGGTAAAATAAAATCCCCAAACTGCAATTCATCAACTCGCCCAACTGCCATGCGATCTTCTCCAAATTGCTTTGCTACATAAAAATTAATGTTCCATGTAGTAAAATCTCCCTGAATAAAAAACTCCTCATCCCAAGTCGATCCCTTTTTAATCTCAACAACAATTTCACTGGCAATCGTAGGATACGATTGCCCTTTAAGAAAATAGTTACCAGTAAGGACTTTTTGAGCCATCGATGAGGTGCGTACTGTTTCTTGTATTATATCTTGAATTTTGTTTTTTGAGATATAATAAAAAGTAATCATATTTATACCTTATACTACTGCGCTTTTTATACCACCCGGGAGCGCGGTTATTTTTTGTCTTGACAATTCTATTAAGACTATGAGAAAATTTTTTTAAAGATTGACTTGGATTACCGCCCTACGAGGGAGCGGTATTTTTTTATCTATCCGTATTACATATACTACAAATACTACAGAGCGATTGTTAGATTGTAAATAG